CCCTATTTTGTTTGGTGATCGTGTGTCTGGATTACTATGTGTATTACCGACGGTCATAACATCCACGAGGCCGAGTGGGGGTGAGGTGGGGTCGGAATACTCAGAAAGAGCGATGGGGTCGGGCTTGCCACTCTTAATGATAGCGAGTAGCTCGTCCGAATCGTCTAGCTCATCGACTGTTCTAATGTTATCGCTCATGACTTGCTTGAGCTTAGCCATTAGCTCAGCCTTGGCACTCTCAGAGTCTTTGATGATTGTCTTCTCTATCTTCCGTTCGGTGAATACCTGTAATTCTGACACCGACCCCAGCTTGCTTAAGGCTTGTATTCTTGCATTAGGTGGACTCTCAGGGTCAAGAGCCTCCTTGGTAAGCTGAGAAACCACGAGGGAACGGAGTTCAGCGATCTTTTGAGCGTTCTCTTGATAATCCAGATAGTTCTTAGCCCTCTCTAGTGCCTCCACCTCTGCGATGATTCGGGGGTCATTTGACAATCTACTAGCATCATCGGACATTGTCTTTCTCTTTCCTGTGTATTTATAAGCTCTAGCCATCGCCTCTGTCTTCGTCAGTCCGTTGACCAATCCTTTACAAAATTGCTTTTGCTTATAGGTCAAGTTCCTTTTGTTGCTTAATATCCTATGGGCTGGAATGTTATCCAGTTCCTCGCTTATCTGTCTTCTCGTTAGTCTTTGAGGTTTCATTCAATAGGGTATTTATTTGGTATTGGGTAGATCATAGCATAAACCCTGTATATGCATACAGTACTTAAAAGGCGATGCTTTGTTTTTCTGTGGACTCTCATACCTAAGTAAGTCTCCTATGCTCTCTCTTTCCCTATCTGATTAGATGTTTTTAGGCTGATCCAGTAAGGAGTCGGGCTTTTTCGTTCGAGGCAGCAAACCTCCGGAATCCTGGAAAACCGCCAAAAAATATATTTTCAATTGACCCTCACTTTTTGCGTTCTCTCTCGTCTTGTGTATGTAGCACCTTTTAAACCTAATGGAGATTTAAACACTTTGAACACAAACACACAAAACCCAGTAATAGAAGACCGCTCAGAGATTCGCTTAAAGATGGCTTATGCCTATGTAGTTGAGTACTTCCCAGAGTTGCCACCTCATAGCAGATTGATTATGGCTGATTGCATCGTCAAGGCTTTATTTAGTGAAAAGAAGTCGGGCGAATAAGTAGGGCCTTTGAGTAATAACCCCAAACTTTAGTCAACAATTGCACTTGACTTCGGTTTGGGTGTATATTCTCAATATGTAGTTTTTTTCAATGTATTGCAAAAGAGGAGAAGTTATGGAAACCAAAGACTTTATCCAGTTTATAGCAGTTGTTTCATTCTGCGTTATCACCGCTTTAGTGTTGGCATTCATTCAAATATAAGAGGAACTTATGAAAATTAATCTAGTTATTGAAATAGAAGACGAAGACTTAATCGAGGCTTTAGAAGAAAGCGGACTTTCAAGCATGGAAGAACTCAAAGGGCAGATCAATAACACCGCCTATCTTGGTTTAGATTGCATTGATGCAATGCTTGGTCGGCTTTGTCATATTGGAGTTGGTAACTCTTATGTAGAGAAGGATGAGCCTGTAAAGGAGTTTGATTACAACTCACACTTTCCAACCTCTAAAGACTTTCCATTAACCGACATTATGATGAGAGCAAATGTATTGGATTTGGTTTGGGATGAAAAGCTTATAAGTTTTGCTAAGGCTTGTTGGGCTGAGTGTGCAATTAAACATAACATCATTACAAAGGAATAATCATGACTTATAAAAACGAATTTCCCCGCTTTGATTACGACCTACCCGATTTGGGCGAGGGTTGGCAAGATAACTCATGGCATAACGATGTATGCCCATCTTTAGACTATCCCTTAGAGGGCGAGAATATCGTCCGCATTTGGTTTGATTACGCAAACCCTGAATCAAGGGAATGCGGAGGGCAACAGTTCGCTTTAGGTGTTGGCGAATATTCAGAATTAGAAGGAATTATGTCTTCCGATAGCTTAGAAGAAATCCTAGCCTATATCAAGGCTAACAACCTAACCAAGGAGCAAGCATGAAACAGACACTTAATAAGGATACTTTCCGCTTTTTAATGAATCAGATTCGCCCCGATAACTTCTCATATGAGGGTCAAGGGATTCTCTTTGATTACCTTGAGCAATACGAAGAGGAAACAGGCGAGCAAATCGAGTTTGATCCTATCGCCTTCTGTTGCGAATATACAGAGGCAGATTTTAATGAAGTTGCAAACGATTACTTAGACGATGACATCGAAGAGCAACTAATGGAGGATTGCGAGGGCTTGGACGAAGAAGAAACCGCTCAAAAGGTTGCGGAGTATCTCAGCGAAAAGACTACTGTTTTAGGCATCACCTCAGACAATCAAATTATTTTCCAACAATTTTAAGGAGGTTTTATGACTGTTACCCATGTAAATCTAAAGAAGAAAGACTTTGAAAACTTATTATTTCATGCCAATGGCAAACAACCATTGGGCTATCGCAAGCATTACGAGCAATATGGCGAGTCAACCGCTCCGATTCATCTTTACTACACAACGGATGGAAGACATTTAGGCACATATCACGATGGTAAGAGTTGGTTTTTTGATGAAATTTACAACAGTTTAAAAGTTAAGGAGCAAGCATGAACAATTACCCTATTGACCTATCAAAAGAAATAGAGTCGCTTTTTTTATGTACTTGGAATGGTGGTGAAATCATTGAAATTCATACTATTGCAAGTATGAAAAAAGAGTATGGGCAATCTAATCTATTTGATGCTGATGAGTTTCGTTATTTTTTTGATACTGATCTTTCTTTTGAAGAGTATCTATTAAAGATGGCTAATGGTGACTATCACATATTTGACAATATGGAAATTCGGAGGATTAAATGAAAATCTACTACGCACACGCACGAAGTCGGAGCTTTGACTTTCAAGCCATCGGCTCAACTTATAACGAGGCAATAGGGACGCTCCATAAGGGCTTAAAGGCACACGCTAAACAATACAACCTTGAGCCGAAATGGTTTGAACAATGGGCAGAAATCAAGGTAGAGGAAATAAATTTGGGCGAGTGTTTAAGAGATAGAGAACCAATCAAGCAAATCTGACGAGGCTTTAGGAGCCGAAACCCCCAAAAGGGGTCATTTGCAAACAACGGAGGAATTATGTATTTAATTAAAACTGAAGTATGTGGAAATCCTGATTTTGGACAAGATCCAAACCAGCCACCTTATGGGGTGGTTGTAGAAACCTTAAAAGCCAACACCATGACCGAATTAAGAAAGATGGTAAATGAGTGGATGGGAGAAAACGACATTGGGGGTGGTAATTGGATGAACCCTAAAGTCCTGAAGAACGGTAAAACTTTGGGCTTTATGTCTTACAACGGTCGAGTATGGGACAAAAGTCCGTGGAGTAGCGATGCACAAAGAGTGGAGGAAGTATGAATATAGACGCTGGCTTGGAGTTCACAATTGACGATCTATTTTGCTCAGTCAATGACATATACGAGCAGTTTGACGAGGGATATCTACCCTTAGACGAGGCAAACGACATCCTAAAGCGGTGTTGCGAGGCTTTCATTCAATCAAACCAACCAAAAGAGGCTTAAACATGGCACAGACTCACATTTTCCGTGGAGTAGAGACAACCACCTTCCGCAATCATGACGGAGCTTTGGTGGGCATTTATAGAGGGACAGAGGTCGCCTCTCAGCTTGGTAACACAATCACCCTAAAGACGGGTGGATGGAAGTCAAGAACCACCAAGCTACGCATGAACCAATTTGCCAACACATACGCACAAAGTCGTTTTGGGGTAACTCAGAGAAACCATGAATGGTTTGTTTATGTTCATGGCGGTTGGTTGCCTTTCGAGGGCGATACGATCACTTTCGAGATTTAAAACAGATGGCAGCCTGAAACCCTTTTTCGAGGGTTTTGGGGTGGCATTTGGAAAAATTTAGGCCCGATTCCGCCAGGTTTCACGCAGTACGATGCTATTTTTATTTACAAAAAGGAAAAGTAACTTTATGAAAAAAAGATTACGCAGTAAGGCGCTAAAACATTTACTAGATGTAAAAGAGTCTGTTGCCTACCTCCAGGAAAGAATCCGGATAAGTAAGGGTATAGACCTACAGATTTTAAACAAGAACTTACAGTATGCTTTATTAAAAGAGGAGGAGTTATGCAAGAAAACTGGCTTTGGGGGTTTGACCAATTCATCAACGACATCACAACGACTAGAGGGGAAAGTGTGAGTACGCTATCAACCAAGTACGTATATGAAATCGTCCATGATTTTTTAGATGCTGACTTAACCAAACAGGAAATGGAGTGGGAGTTATCTAGATTTATGGATGAATTAGCTCGCATTTACAAAAAAGACACCAACAAATTAATAGGGGAGGAAGTATGAGAATGAAAGAATATTCAGTAACGATTTCTTATAGTGGTTCAAGGACTTATTCTGTAAGCGCACCCGATTATGAGGAGGCAGAGGGCATCGCTTGTGATGAGTTCGAAAACGATTGCGGAGAAATCAGAGAGGATACTACAATTGATGATGTAATCTCTGAAGAGGATGGTAATGAAGAATGAAAAGGAATTCTTTCAAGAGTTGCTAAAGCTGGAAAAAATCCAGCCTAGCGCACCATTGACCATCAAGGAGATAGAGTCTATCTACTTTGATGTGTCGATGCAAAAAAGCATAAGCCCGCTTGTCGACTTTGTTCGGCGGATTGAAAACGCACATGGAATAGGAGTACACAATGACTAGAGACGACCTGATTTGCGCAGTATTGTTTGGCCTTATGACCGCAGCCTTATGCCTGGCATGAGGGTTTTGACTGATAGAACCGCACTAATCCAAGCGGTTGATAGGCTAGAAAACAAGGGCAGTTTTGCGGTATCATTAGGCAAGGCTGCCCTTATAGCTGACGAGGAGAACCTTAAGAAGTTAGTGGAGGCTTTTCCGGATTATTTCATAAAGCACGAGGCTATCAGAATTGTATGGACGCAGTGATACTCTATTTAAAAGATGGCAAGAACGGCAAAGTTGAAGTTGTAATGGAATTGGTTGGTGATCCAGGTCAGTCGTTCCTTATTGGAAACGCCATTGTCAACAACCTATGGGAAGTTAACAACTGCGTGTTCGTCAAACACAATGAGTTTACTCAGGATTCACCGTCCGACCTATTGCAATAAGCGATTTGCCGGCGGCCTCAGACCCCACTCTAGTTTCAAAATCATTGAAGTCCTCTCCCTCCAAGGCAGAAACCCAGTAAGGCATCCCTGTTTTCTTGGCTGCCTTGATGCCAACAGGATCATGATCTGCTACTATCATGCAGTCCGGATGATTCTTTGCCACCTCTGCAATGTTTCCAGCAGAAAAGCATACTTGGATGTTATAACGAGTCCGGACGGCTTTAAGAGCCTTCCTGATGGACAAGGCGGTGGCGTAGCCTTCCACAAGAATGATGCGTCCTTTGTTGTTGATCTCGCACGATGCACCTTTGGTGCGCTGACCAGAAAGGAACCTTTTGGAACCTTGTGGATCTATTAACTGACAACCAACCAAACGCCCTTCTATGCGCATAGGTATAACAAGAAGGTTATTCCATACCAAGTCTTTGACATCTGCGAATCCCTTGTTAACTAAATATGGATGTGTTGCTTTTACGCAACGGTCAAGAATCCAAGATGCCTTACCGGATGCCTCGTTCTGTTTAGCAAGCAAGTCTTTGTTAGATTTCTTTACACGCTCCCGATACTCCGCTTCAGGAACATAGTTGCCACTCCAAAAGATAGCTTTCTCATGCACTGCCCAGTTCTTAACCGCCCCATGATCTCCATGATAGATATAAGAACCATTCTTTTTATTAGGCTTATCTACTGTAGGTACACGAGTCCAGCGATCGTGAACCAAGCTATCAATGATCAACCCATGTTGGTATGCAAAAGATTCAAAGCTCATTCTCTACCTCCGCAATACGTTTACCAATCCATTTCATAACGGGAACTGCCATGCTATTACCCATTGCTTTGTATCTTTGACCATCCGGCGACTCGTCTTTACCACGCCAAGGAATGTTTGTGTAACCATCTGGGAATCCCTGTAACCTTTCGCATTCAACAGGGGTAAGACGGCGAACTGCCATGGTTGAGGCAAATACTGCTGCCACTTGGTTTGTAACTTCGGTAGATTGTGGTGAACGACTAGGATCATTACTTGCGGTCAGCGTAGGCGCAACAGATTCTTGGGCCACAAAAGTCTGAGCATGATGAGACTGCACTGATGGGCGCAAAGCTTGTAATGCTGGAGTTACATATAGTGGGGTAGCACTAAAGTTATTGGCCTTAGCATCTTCACGTAAACTATATGCTTTAATATTTTGCACGAGCGGAATGTTGCCACCACCTGTACCCCAGCGTGATGTAACTGTCTGAGATACATCGCCCATCTCTTTTACACGACTATCGGCTGGGTGAGTTTCATATACTTTAGCTATCAGATCAGATGCGCTCTTGTAATCACGGGCTGCAATGGTGCTGGCTACATCTTGAGTTCCATACTCACCAGTAGATTGACGATCAAAGGTTACTAAGGTTTCTGATCCTCCTCCAAGATCTCCACCATTTGCTCTGATGGTGCCAACTCCTTCGCCGTAGCCTCCAAAGCTGCTTGGAGTAAATGGGGTAACTTCTTTCCTCTTTTCTCTGCTCGGCGGAGTATCCCTGCGCAAGCAAGAGGACTCAAATAAAACTTTTGCGGGAGATTCCCAGTCTCCAAGACATCCAACAACAAAGACACGTCTACGTCTTTGGGGTACTCCGAAGTATTGAGCGTCAAGCACCCGATAGCTGAACCCATACCCGAGTTCGACCAACGCCCCGAGGAAGGAACCAAAGTCCCGTCCTCCATTGCTACTGAGGACACCTGGCACGTTTTCCCATACGCACCACTTGGGTCTAAACTTGTCAAGAATTCCAACATAGGTAAGGGCAAGGTTACCCCGTGGATCTTCAAGCCCTTTACGAAGTCCTGCAACTGAAAAGGATTGACACGGAGTTCCTCCGACCAAAAGGTTAATTGGTTCATTTAAATTCCATTCTTTATACTTAGTCATATCGCCCATATTTGGAACGCTTGGGTAGTGATGCGCTAATACTTCCGATGGGAACTTCTCTATCTCGGAGAAGGCTATCGGATTGAAACCAAGGTCATGCCATGCTACCGTGGCTGCCTCAACTCCTGAACACACGGATAAGTAATTCATTTCTTTTCCTTGGGTGTCAATGTTGATGTTTTCTCATCGAACTCCCATTTATCCGATTTAAACTTTTTTCCTCCAAAAATTTTGTCCCAGTTCATATCAAACTTTTCTGTTGGAATTGTTAATGGACGTTGTTTATCACCCTTGCCACCGTCTCTCATATCATTGCTCCTATAAAGTCTTCTACTTTAAAGCCACGCTTCTCTAATTCTCTCTTAAGTTTTTGCTTTGCTTTTAATTCAATTGCTCCAACATTACCTCTGCTCATGCCCAAGGCATCAGCTACTTCTTGTTGTGTCATAGCGTAGTCATCATATGGTGTCTTTTCTATCATACCGTTGCTCCTTGTTGTGCTTTGCTCTTACCGTATGCAATAAACCGGCTTTTAATCCAGCGTAATGTCTCTGGTGTTGGTGGTT